TCCTGTTCTCATCCTGTTTTCCTCCTGTTTAATACCTGTGGAGATAATCCTCAAAATCATCTCCGTAATTCTGAATCAGCTCATTTACATCCTTGAGATCTGTAAGCCACTTGAGATTGAAAAAGCGAAAGCCTAAAGGTATGAGCTTGTCTTTTATCCGTCTTGCCGCTTTCCTCCCGGCTTCGTCATTGTCTGTAGCTATGACAAATCTCCTATAAGGGCTCTGACACATTTCCTTAATCTGCTTTTCTGAGATATCTGATCCCATGAAAGCCCACGCTAAAATACCTTTAGAAACAAGGCTCAGAGCATCTATCTCACTTTCCACTAACCAGATCTCTGTACTGTCCGGGATCTTTGCCTCTAAGGTCTGATAGAGTCCGTAAACAGCGGCGGTCTTGTCTATGTCCTTTGCATTAAAGAAGTGCTTTCCCACCAGTGAGCGGCTCTTGTAAAAGAGCACATCTCCCTTTCTGGAGTAGACCGGGAATAAGACCACCTCATCCGCTGGATCAAAACCTAAGTTGTAAATCTCCATCACATCCCGGCTTATACATCTCCCCCTGAGATAGTTCTGAGCTTTTGAACTCCTCAAAAGGTTCTTGTGATACTCCTCAACCTCTCCCTCATCCATAGCGGCTACCTGTCCCTCATCAGTTCCCCGGAAGAAATTAAACTGAATCTCTTCCCGGTCATTTGCTGAGTAGTTGTAATGTCCTACCAGCCACTTAAAACCCTCCATAGGGTTTCCCATCCCTAACAGATCACTGATAAAAGTAGGGAGGTCAGCGGTATAACCACAGGTGTAACAGTGGACTGTACCAGCCTCATAGGTTTTATCCGGCGTTATCTTTTCCTTGAGGCTCACACCACAGGAGGGCTTTCTTTCATGCCCTCCCTTGTGGAATGGACAAGTAACCATCACATCAGATCCGGTATTGTTCTGATCCCTGAGCAACCCCTCAGCGAAAAGCATGAGCTTGAGATCCCTGAGGATCTGCTCCACGCTTGCCGCTATTGGAGTATTCCAGACAGTTATCATTTCTTGACTTTTGCCGGATCTGTAAGTTTCAACATCACAACCTCTTTGACTGTGAGGTACTTCTGGAGCTCCTCAGCCGTATACTCTCCAGCTTCGATAGCCTCAAGTACCTTAGCCTCATCTACTGCCTCAACTGTCGTGATACACTGAGTAAGTCCTTTCTCTTTGAGGCTCTCCAGCACACCCTTTTCGTCCATGCTCTTTCTGTTCTGTACGATTCTCTCAAAGAGAAAACCGTCCTCATCCGTGTAGTTTTTAACCCCGGCTTCTTCCATTGCTTTCTTGAGGGCTTTCTTGAGTTTGTCCTCTTCTTTTGCCGCCTGATCTGCCGCCATCTTTGCGGCTCTGTACTGTTTGTAGAGTGTTGTTAATTCCATTTTTTGTATCCTCCTTAGATTGTTATTTATTCCTCAAAAGTTAAGTTGAACTTAACTCAGTAGGTATAAAAATAGGCGTTGTAGAATTTTTTGATAAAAACCTCCCAACATCCTCAGTATATGTTAAGTTCAACTTAATGTCAACAAAAAGTTTTGTTAAACTTAACTTTTCTTTCATTCTTCTTTACATTTGTTTTGTTTAATGTTATAATTACCATATCCCCAAAAGAGAGGAGGTGAGAACAATCTCAACCAGAACACCTCTCATTGACAATTTTGTTAAGGCTTTTGATTACTACAAGAGTAAATCAGACAAAACAGGGAGAGACATAGCTAACCACTTGAACACATCCGCTCCTACAGTTTCAAACTGGGGAGCCGGAAAGCATCTACCTGATATGGATACCCTCCAAAAATTAGCTGATTATCTACACGCTCCTGTAAGTCAGTTCTTTAACTTCACAGCTCTTACAGAGACAGAGAGTGAAGATCAAAAAGATCTAATAGCCTTAATCAAGACATTGCCTGATGAGGATATCAAAGTTTTAGGAGCCGTAGCCCTCCGACTGAAAGAGCTACAGGGAGAGGAGCCATAAGGCTCCTTTCTTTTTACTTAATCCCAATTACTACACTGTTACCTCCACCTTTTGACAAATGTCTTAACAGTTCTTCTACTGTCAAACTGCTGTCAATTTTTCGTATCAGTATCTCATTTTCTCTCTGATAAGCATTAGTCTTATCTCTCTCAGCCGCTAAAGTATTCTCTACCTCACGTTTAGCCTTATAGATCTCCTCACAGCTTTTCTCATATCTTCTAAGGTTAGCCTCCAGCTTTTCGACCTTAGACTTATACCCCTCATTTTCCCTCAGTAGATTTTCATTCTCTATAGTGAGAGCTTTTACATTATCCATCAGCTTATTAACATCCAGATCCTTACTCATTCCTGATATCCTCCTTTAGTCCTTTATTACTCTGTTCCCTACTTTTGTGAAATCCATCATATCCATAGGGACTCCATAGAGCTCACTCATTTTCTGCCCTAAATCCATGTCCGGGCTACTCTTTCCCTTTTCGTAATTTACAAGGGATACCTCAGAGATTCCAAGAGCCTTAGCCGCTTCTCTCTGATATAATCCAGCCTGTACTCTACAGGCTCTCAATTTCCACTTAAACATTATTCTACCTCCAGACTTTTTCTGTATGCCTCAAGAGCTGACTCTGTTACTATGGATCTCTCTCTTATGAGGATCTGTTGATATTCTCTTTTCTCTGTCTGAATCTCTCCAGCATCAATCTTTCTTCCAAGAGTTCTCCTTGAGATCCCCAACTCAGCCGCCGCCTCTTCAAGAGTATATTCTTTCTCAGGTTCACTCTCAGGCGTTGTATTTGCCTCCTCTGTGCCATTTTTAAGCCTTAAGCCTACAGCAATAAGGAACTCCTCTTTTAACTCTCCCTTGAGCTTATTAGAGAGTCTCTTACAGCCATCTAAAGAAACTTGAAAGCACTCACGGACTTTTCCTTTACCATCTGTGTAGGTATCCTCTTTATAATACTTCTCCGGGGTTTCAAGGTTCTTTAGATCTGTTCTGATAGTTCTCATCAAGTTATCATGTCTTTTCTCCATGAGATCAGCTACATCTTTACTACATAATCTATCACTCAACTAAAATCACCTCCCTTAGGCTTCTCATAGAGTGATAACCTAAAAGAGGTGAATATTTAGACAAAGAATTTTAAAATTCTTCAAAAGTTTAATTTTACTCTACTAAGTGGCTCACATCTTCCCTCTCCAACTCAGTAGCATCATAGAGATATAATGTCCCATCTTTAACCTCACACACAGCCTCATAACTTACAATAGCTTTATTGCTTCGGTCATACACCACAGCCTTGTAAGGGAGTCTCTCAGGCTCCTCAAATAACAAATGATAAGCCCCCACTATCATTAACAAGATCATTGCAACAATTAGCACAAACATATTGAGAAACATTAAAATACTTCCTACATATGAGTTTTTAGAATCCATAATCCTCAGCCTCTCCTTTCTCTCCCTCTTTGTTCTCCAGTAATGGCTTAATGTATCCGGCGTTAATTTCCCACATCACCATTACATCCTTGTTATTGATACCATATCTGTTTTTCTTCGTGGAGAGTTTTAAAATCCCATCAATTACTGAGAGTGAGATTACTCTGGTAGCGTTCTGAGCTACTCCATCAGACTCAGCCAGATCATGTAACTCTGGAGACTGACCTTTCTTTTTATTCTTGACCGCCTCTCTGTTTGCCTGAGCCAGCATGATTACAGGCTTACCCAGTCTCTTACTCATCAAAAAAGCATCCTCAGAGATATTGTTGTAAGCAATACGGGGAGTATCCGCTCTCCTCTGATCTGTCATAAGGGAAAGCTGATCTATGATTATCATATCTGAGCCCAGCTTTTTCGCCAAAGTCTCCAGTTCTCCTACTGTTGGCTTTCTTCCTCCAAAATCATCAGGAGTAACAATCACATATCCTGACTTTGTAGAGAGCTGAGAGATATAATTTTTATAATCATCCTGTAAGAGCTTAGCCCCATCTGATCCCTCTTTCTTTCCCAGTATCCCGGATCCGTTAAGGAGTCCCATGTTAGAAAAATGTTTATGGAGTGTATCAAATCTAAAACCTACCATCTCCACACTCATTTCTCCTGAATACTGGAGGATCTTATAACCAGCCTCCCACGCCACTGTACCGAAAAACTCAGCTATCCATGATTTACCCACATTAGTTCTACCTGTGATGATTACAAGCTCCTCACCAAACAACCACCCATTTGTAATATCATCTAACTGAGTGAGTCCTGTAGGGATACCCATTAACCCTTTCATATCACACCTTTTCAGGTAAGAGCTTAGTCTGTCTTTCGCTGAGGAGATGATATCTACACCCTCTCTGTTTTTACTTACCGGGTTATCTTTCTGTAAAGTCTCCAGTGCCGCTCTCAGATACTCATAGGCTTTCAGGGAGTCCTCTCTTAACAGGTTTCCTCCCTCCTGAACTATAGGGACTAACTTAGTGTAGAGGAATTGCTCCTTTATCCTGTCAGCTAAATAGTCCATGCTCTCTGTTACTTCCAACATCTGAAAGTCTTTGAATTTCTGTAAGAAAATCATTTTATCCGGGAGCTGTTTATACTCTGCCTCATGCTTCTGTATAAACTGGATCTGATCCTTACAGGTTAAAAACATTTCATCCCGGAGCCCGGACTCTTTCAAAGTATCAAGAGATCCCCCCTCTAAGAGTTTACAAATATAGCTCTCTTCTACTAATCCATTACCAGCCATTACTTAACCCCTCCCCTCTTATCCTGTCCGGTTAGATGTATCTCTGTCACGGATCCTCTTATCCGGCTCCTGATCCGCTCCCCCATTCTTTTCCCTATATCGTCAAGAGAACAATTAGAGGTATAAATGGTACTGAGTCCTTTCATCATCCGGGTATTGATGATACTGAGCAATCTTTCATTTACCCACTCTGTAGACTTCTCAGCTCCTATATCATCAATAATCAGGAGCTTACAGTTTTTGAGCATTGCTAACAGCTCTGAGAAATCTGTATCAGGATCATCATAGCTCTGTCTAAGATCATCCAGAAAAGTAGGGAGATAGATATACAGCCCCTCATTTTCTAAGCCGCTCTTAAATGCCACTTTCCGAAAATAGTAGCTCAGGATCTTACAAGCCCATGAGGTCTTACCGTTACCCGTGGACTCACTCCAGATAT